ACTACGGCGGCGTCTTACACGCTTCCAACGGCGACTCTGATTGACGCTGTGTTTACCAACGCAAAAGTCAACAGCACGTTTGAGCTGACTGTTATCAACTTGGGCACTTCGACCGGGTTGATCACAATCGTTGCCGGCGCAGGCATTACTACGGTTGGCAACTTGGTTGTTGCTATCACCGGCAGTACGGCCGGCGTTGGCGGCGCGGCGCGACTCCTGTTCCGCAAAACAGGCGATGCTGCGTACACCATGTACCGTGTTGGCTAATCTATCATGGCAAACACTAAACCAATCGGCGTTGCTTACGAAGATCAGCAACTCGATGGCGCGGTCATGGGTAAGACGGGTGGGACTGCAAGTTTTTACGGCCTCACCCCCATTGCTCAAGCTGCTGCCATCACGGCTGTCACCAATACCGCTACGGGTACTGAGCTGGCAACCGCTATCAATGCCATCCGTACGGCATTGAAAAACATCGGCATCACTGCCTAATGTACCGGGGGCTAACCACCCCCGTTTTTAAATCATGGCTGTAATTTACTTGCGTCACCCTGACCACGGTTGCAAAGTTGCTTGCGTTGAGGCAGAGGCTGATTACGACGAGAAAAACGGATGGACGCGCTACAATCCGGAAGAAGTTGAAGAGCCTCCAGTGAACGCTCTCAAGCGAAAGTACACCCGCAAAGCGGAAATTGAAGAGGTATAAGCATGGCGACCTATACGGCGGGAGATCAGATCAACAGAGCGCTGCGGCTGCTAGGTATCCTCGCTGAAGGTGAAACACCGTCTGCTGCTACCTCGCAAGACGCGCTAATCGCGCTGAACCAGATGCTCGACTCATGGAGTACCGAGCGTCTGATGGCCTACAACACCATCGACCAAGTGTTCACTTGGCCGGTAGACGAGATAAACCGGACTCTTGGCCCTACGGGTGACTTTGTTGGCCTGCGGCCCGTGCTGCTGGACGACTCGACGTACTACCGCGATCCAGGCACCAACGTTTCCTACGGCATCAAGTTCCTCAACCAGCAGCAGTACAACGGTATTGCTGTCAAGACGGTGACTTCGACCTATCCGCAGGTCATGTGGACTAACATGGAGTTCCCCAACATCTCCATGACGATCTATCCAAAGCCTACTCGGGCGTTGGAGTGGCACTTCGTGTCGGTACAGGTGCTTGCTGAACCCGCCGCGCTGGCAACTGAGTTGTACTTCCCACCAGGCTACATGCGGGCGTTTGCGTACAACTTGGCGATGGAGATCGCGCCTGAGTTCGGCGTCGAGCCTAGCCCCCAGGTGCAGCGCATTGCCATGACCAGCAAGCGTGATCTGAAGCGGATCAACAACCCTGACGATATTATGTCGATGCCTTACGCTTTGGTGGCTAACAGGCAGCGTTTCAATATATACGCCGGGAATTTTTAATTACTAAATGGTACAAGCGTCATGAAATTTGCGTTTTGCGTTCACGTAGGCTTGATGCGCTTCCTCGGGTGTTTTAAACGTCCCGAGGTAGATCGGCTTTCCTTGAACGCAGATGTACGCTTGCCAGTTGTTTCCGTTTCGGGCGACACCAAGCAACCCAGACGCAGAACCCTTTTGGCCGCTGCGCCTATTTTCAGCATTCGTTGCTGCGGTAGCCGCCCGAAGATTTGCAATTCTGTTGTCAGATCGTTTGCCGTTTATGTGGTCAATAAATTTCGGCGGTTGCTCCCCGTAGTAATGCATCCACGCCAAGCGATGCGCTCTATGACTTCTGCCAAGAGTAAATATGCTCAAGTATCCGCTATGGTGTTTGCTGCCCGCATAATCTCCCACATGTACTCGTTGAGCAACTTTTTTACGCCAGTGAAAAACGCCCGTTGTGGGGTCATAATCAAGCACATCTCGAACGTGTTCGGGCGTTATTTTCATGGCGCTAACCTTTCAACATATGTTCAACATAGGGGTAGTATAGCATGAATACACCTATATTGGGCAGCAGCTACGTTGCCCGCAGCATCAACGCTGCGGACAACCGCATGGTCAACATGTTCCCAGAGGCCACAACGGATGGCGGCAAGACTGCGGGCTTTTTAAACCGCACACCAGGGCTGGAGTTCCTTCAGACCGTAGGGACTGGGCCTATCCGGGCGCTGTGGTCGCACCAGACCAACGGCACTGACTTCTATGTCGTATCTGGCGCGGAGGTCTATCAACTGACCGGCTTGACAGCTACGCCAGTCAAGATTGGCGATGTGTCGGGCACAGGCCCAGTGTCTATTGCTGACAACGGCGCGGTGCTGTTCTTTGCCTGTAACGGGCCAAGCTACACGTACTACGAACCAACCGGCGAGTTTAACCAGATTACCGACGAGAACTTCCCCGGCGCCGTCACGGTCGGTTACTTGGACACGCAGTTTATCTTCAACGAGCCAAACAGCCAGCGCTTGTGGTCGGTCGATACGATCAACCCGGCGTCGGCAGAGTACATCTACCCTTTGGTTTTTGACCCCCTGTTCTTCTCCAGCGCTGACGGTTCTCCTGACGGCGTAGTAGCGATCAATTGCGACCACCGGCAACTGTGGGTGTTCGGTACGGACTCGACAGAGGTCTGGTACAACGCCGGGCTTGCCAACTTCCCGTTAACGCCCATCCAAGGCGCGTTTAATGAGATCGGTTGTGTGGCCGCATACTCAGTCGCCAAGCTCGACAACACGCTGTTCTGGCTTGGCACTGATGCTCGGGGCCAAGGCATCGTCTACAAGGCAAACGGCTACGCCGGAGTACGGGTTTCCACTCACGCCATTGAATATGCCATCGCGCAGTACGGCAACCTGTCCAACGCGCTGGCCTACACGTACCAGCAGGAGGGCCACGCCTTCTACGTTCTCACGTTCCCAAGCGCCAATGCAACGTGGGTCTATGACGTAGCGACCCAAGCCTGGCACGAACGCGCCGGCATTGAACAAGGCCAATTCACCCGGCACAGGTCGAACTGCCAGTGCAACTTCGGCGGCAACACCATCGTCGGTGACTTTGAAAACGGCAACATCTACAAGTTCAATCTGGATGTCTACGCTGACAATGGTGGCACCCAGAAGTGGTTGCGGTCGTGGCGGGCGTTGCCTACAGGCGCAAACAACCTCAAGCGCACCGCGCAGCACTCGCTGCAACTTGATGCTGAGACTGGCGTTGGCTTGAACGGTAACTCAATATTTACGCCATCGGTGCCTTTGCTTGCGGAGTCTGGTCTTGACCTGCTAACAGAGTCTGACCTAGAGATTCTTGCTACGCCGCTTACAGTTCAAGGTGCTACCCCGCAAGCTATGCTGCGCTGGTCGGACGATGGCGGTCACACTTGGTCGAACGAGCATTGGCGCGAGATGGGCGCCATCGGCCAGTACGGCTACCGCACCATTTGGCGCCGGCTTGGCATGACGCTCAAGCTGCGCGACCGGGTGTACGAAGTGTCGGGCACTGACCCGGTGAAAATCTCTGTGATGGGCGCAGAGTTGCTTTTGTCACCGACCAATGCTTAATATATCCCAGATCCCCGCGCCTCGCGTTCCACTAGTAGGGGATCAAGACCCTATGGTTTCGCGTGAGTGGTTCATGTGGTTTACCAACCTGTACGCCATTACAGGTAGCGGCGGCGGCATTATCGCGGTCGCTAACGGTGGCACAGGCATAGGGACAATCCCTACTGCGGGGCAACTGCTGATCGGCAACGGTACAGGCTACACGCTCAACACGCTAGGCCACGGCGCCGGTATCTCAGTTACCAACGGCGCGGGCACTATACAGGTTGCCAACACCGGCGTCTTGTCGTTTTCAGGCGGCGCTACCGGGTTGACGCCAGTTGTGCCTGGTATCGGCGCTGTCACTTTGTCGGGGTTGCTCAACGTTGTTTCGGGCGGCACCGGGCAAAGCAGCTACACTAACGGGCAACTGCTGATTGGCAATACCACTGGCAACACGTTGGGCAAAGCAACGCTGACCGCAGGCAGCGGGATTGCCATCACCAACGGCGCTGCTTCAATCACGATTGCATCAGACAAGGCTTACGGCTCGTTCTACGATACCACCACGCAAACGGCAACGGTCATCAACACGGCCACGGCGATCACGTTCAACAACACCGACCTAAGCAATGGCGTGTATATCGGGCTACCGACCTCG